CTTTGCAAGCTATATGGTACCCAATTCTAATGAAGTTGGGTACTGGATAGACTTGGGAGCAAATTCAAAAGGAAAAGTAATTAAAGTATATAATCCTGATATTAAGTCTTGGGTTAAACTGACAGATGCTACTAGTGAAGATGCTGTTGCTCCTTTCATTGGTTCTAATGGTAACTGGTGGATAGATAATCGTGACACAGGTATACCTGCTTCTGGTAAAAGTCCAATTATTGGTGAAAACGGTAATTGGTGGATATTTGATCCAGCATTAAACGAATATGCTGACACTGGTGCTACTGCATATGGTAAGACTGCATATGAATATGCTGTAGATCATGGATATACAGGTACTGAAGAAGCCTTTGGCAAAATGCTTAATGAAGTACCTAATGCAGTTAAAGATGCTAAACAAGCTGTAAAAGACTCAAAAGAAGTACTTCAGAATCCACCAAAGATTGTAGATGGTAATTGGTATATCTATGATTATGCAAAAGATACTTATCAAGATAGTGGTATTAATGCAGTTGGTGATGCATTTACTATTGTAAAAACGTATTCTTCAGTTCAAGCTATGGAAGATGATTACAATAACCCTGAAGTAAAAACAGGACAATTTGTAATGATCGATACAGGTAATGTTCAAAATGAAGAGGATTCTAGATTGTATTTGAAAGGTAATACTAAATGGAAATTCATATCAGACTTATCTGGTGCACAAGGTATTCAAGGTTTATCAGCATATCAAGTAGCAGTACAACATGGCTTTAAAGGTACAGAAGACGAATGGTTAATCTCTTTAAAAGGTGAGAAAGGTGAAACTGGACCTAAAGGAGATAAAGGTGATACTGGAGAAAAAGGGGCTACTGGTGAAAGAGGACCTCAGGGTTTACAGGGAGAAAGAGGTTTACAAGGTGTTCAAGGTGAAAAGGGTGAACCAGGTATACAAGGGCCTGTTGGACCTAAAGGTGAGCAAGGAGAGCAAGGTATACAGGGAATTCAAGGGCCACAAGGAGAACCTGGTCCACAAGGACCTAAGGGGGATACTGGTTCAGGATTAAATATTAAAGGAGAATTAGATTCTGAATCACAATTACCACAAGAAGGTGTATCTGGTGATGCTTGGTTAATTGCTGGTAATCTATACGTGTTTGTGGGTGAAAACGGTAATGTTGAATCTAATCCTAAATGGAGTAACGTAGGTAGTATTCAAGGACCAGCAGGACCACAGGGGCCTGTAGGACCTAAGGGGGAACAGGGAGAACCTGGTCCTAAAGGTGAACCAGGAGCTGATGGTGCACCTGGAGCGCAAGGTCCAAAAGGTGATCCTGGTGAAAAAGGAGAGAAAGGAGACCCAGGTAGTGATGCTTCTGTAACTAAACAGAATGTAGAATCTGTACTTACTGGGGATATTACTAGTCATAATCATGATAGTAGATATATATATAAAAGTAATACTAGTACATATACGCCTACTGCAGATTATCATCCTGCTACTAAGAAGTATGTTGATGATACTGTAGCAGCAGTAGATGTTACTGAACAGATCTCTGGTAAAGCTGATAAGACTTATGTAGACAATAAGTTAGATACCAAAGTAGACAAGGAGGAAGGAAAAGGATTAAGCACTAATGATTATAGCGATGATGACAGACAAAAGGTAAGTAACATTGTAGACTATGTGACCACAATGCGCTCTACCGCGAGTATGAATACAATGGGCCTTTCTTTGGATAAGAAAAACGTCATAACTGGTTCAACTTATTCTACTGGGTCTGTTACGTTCAAATCGGCTAGTTCTAAATCTGCAGGTCTATTAACGGCTAGTTATTTTGAGAAGCTTGACGCATTACCTTCTGCAGAGGAGCTAGATCAAAAGATTAACACTGCTATAGGTTCAGTATATAAGGTAAAAGGTTCTGTAGCTAATTATGAAGCCTTACCTAAACAAAATGTAAATATCGGTGATGTTTATAATCTTGAAGATACTGGAGCTAATTATGTAGC